GGTATTGGAACTCATCGTCAAACAATTGAAGATACAGATAAAAAGTTAAAAAGTGTTAATGGTGAGATGGAATCTTTTTCAAACTCTAACAAAAAGTTAAGGAAGTTGGGTAACTTAAGAGGTAAATTATCTCAAAAAGTATCCACCATTACCAAAGAGCATAAGTTTTTTAAGGACAATACGGAATGCCCTACTTGCACACAATCTATAGAAGAATCATTTCGTTTAAATAAGATTGATGAAGCAAAATCTAAAGCAGATGAACTCAAAAAGGGTTATGAAGAGTTAGAGCAAGCCATCAAACTGGAAGAAGAAAGAGAACAAACTTTTAAAAAACTATCCTCGGAGGCAACGAAACTCACGCATGAAATTTCTAAAACCAATACAAGGATTTCTGGACTTGAAAATCAATCTAGAGACCTCGAACAAGAAATTCAAACAATTACCGAACAACTTAAGAATAGAACTGCTGAAAAACATGCGTTAGAAACTCTACTATCACAACTCGAAGATCTCCAGAAAGAACAATCTGAATTCAAAGAAAAGAATGCATACCACGAGTTTGCACATTCTTTGATGAAAGATGGTGGAGTCAAGTCAAAAATAATTCGAAGATATCTTCCCCTAATGAATCAACAGATCAATAAGTATCTACAGTTGATGGATTTCTATATTAATTTTTCATTAGATGAGGAGTTCAAAGAAAGTATCAAATCACCAGTTCACGAAGATTTTAGCTATGAATCTTTTAGTGAAGGTGAAAAGATGCGTATTGATTTGTCTCTTCTTTTTACTTGGAGAGATATTGCCAAGATGAAAAACTCTGTAAGCACTAATTTATTGATACTTGATGAGATATTTGATAGTTCACTTGATGGATTTGGAACTGATTACTTTACTCGAATTATTAAATATGTTGTAACGGACGCAAATGTATTTGTCATTTCTCATAAGACAGATGACTTGGTTGATAAGTTTGATAATATTCTGAAGTTTGATAAGGTGAAAGGATTTAGTAAGATAGTTCAGTAGTGTCCAATTAAAAAAGTGTCCACTCAACCCAGATATATGGGTTGTCTTGTAGTATCATATGTGTATACGATACGAAAGTCAAATGAACGTCAATCACGAAATCAAATCACAACTCGCTAAATTACTTGCTACAGAAGATCTTGTTGTTGAGAACAAATCAGTTGAGACAGCATCATTCAATGTTCACACTCGTGTTCTTACACTTCCACAATGGGAAAAGGCAAGCAGTCAAGTATATGATTTACTTGTTGGTCACGAGGTCGGTCACGCATTATTCACACCAGATGTTGAGTGGTGGAAAGACTATGAGATTTCACCTGGTATCGTAAATGTAATTGAAGATGCTCGTATCGAGAAGTTGATGAAGCGTAAGTATGCAGGCTTAGCAAAGACTTTTTATCGTGGTTACAGTGAGTTGAGTGAGAATGATTTCTTTCAGTTAGAAGATGAAGATGTAAGTAAGATGAGTCTTCCAGATCGTATCAACTTACATTTCAAGATTGGTAATTTTGTTGATCTAGATTTCACTATTGAAGAGTATCACTTTGTTGCAAGAACAGAGCAGTGTGAGACATTTGAAGAAGTATTGAAAGTATCAAAGGACTTGCACGATTACTGCAAAGCAAATGATGAGAAGACAAAGAATCAAGAAAAGATTGATGATGCTAAATCACAAGGCATTCCATTTGATGCAAATGGTTCTACTGGAGAAGAGAAAGTAGAAACTCCAAATAGTCAGGTAGAAGACGGTCAAGGTGAAGCAGAGGGTGGAGATATCAAAACAGAAGAAACACAGGAGACAGGAGATACACCTCAAGAGCAATCCGAGATTCTTGGTACACAGAGTTCACTTGATGGAAACTCTAGTCTTGATGTAAAGACAGACAGATCATTTCAAGAGTCAATTAAAGATCTTGTAGATACAGATAATTATTACAAGGAAACAAATTATATTGAGATTCCAAAGATTGATCTAAAAAAAGTAATTGTAGAGAATCATCTTCTTCATTCAAGAATTGAGACAGAGTGGGCTGAAAGTTATCAAGAGTCTGTATTCAATGATGTAGATCAAGATTTTATCAAATTCAAAAGATCAGCACAGAAAGAAGTTAACTATCTTGTAAAAGAGTTTGAGTGTAAGAAGTCTGCTGATGCTTATGCTCGTGCATCAACTGCAAGAACAGGTATCTTAAATACAGGAGTCCTTCACACATACAAGTACAATGAGGATCTATTCAAGAAGGTTACAATCTTACCTGATGGTAAGAACCACGGTCTTGTATTCATTCTTGACTGGTCTGGTTCAATGTCTCGTGTGATGTTGGATACACTGAAGCAGTTATATAATCTAATGTGGTTCTGCAAGAAAGTTCAGATTCCATTTGAGGTTTATGCATTTACTATCTGCTATCCAAAGTTTGACGATCACAAAGAATTATGTCAAGCAAACGTCGATGAGTTCGAAGTTGATAAAAGATTTTCACTATTGAATATGTTTTCTAGTAAAGTCAAAGGCAAAGTTCTTGAGAAGCAAATGAAGAATATATTCAGAATCGCAAAGCAGTTTATGCATTACTCTTATGATTACGCTTACAATATTCCTATAGGTCTAAGTTTATCTGGTACTCCTTTACACGAAACTTTAGTTGCATTACACCAGATTCTTCCTAACTTCAAGAAAGAAAACAATTTACAAAAAGTTCAATGTGTTATTTTGACTGATGGTGAAGGACATCCACTTAACTTTCATACAGAGCATGTTAGTTACAATGATCCTAGCAAAACATATATGGGAACAAACAATAGTGGAAGAAGGAATTGCTTTATAAGATGTCGTCAAACTGGAAGAACATACTGCCTTGGAAGATATTATGGAGAATCTACATATACTGATGCATTCTTAAATAATCTTCGTGATAAGTTTCAAGATATGAATTTCATTGGTATTCGTATTTTGATGTCTGGTGACGCTCACAGTTTCATAAGTTTATATCATCAAGATGCTGATTACTACAAGGCAAAAGAGATCTGGAGAAGAACAAAGACTATCTCAATCAAGACTTCTGGATATCACACATACTTTGGATTATCATCTAATGCACTGAATAGTGATACTGAGTTTGAAGTTCAAGAGGATGCAACTAAGGGTCAGATCAAGCAAGCTTTCGCAAAGAGTTTGAAGAGTAAAAAGATGAACAAGAAAATATTAAGTGAGTTCATAGAGTTGGTGGCATAATAAATACTTGAAGTAATTCAAGTAGGACTAATGAGTAGATTTGGAGATTTAGTAGGTGGAAAAGTTACTCCACCTACACCAGTTGTTACAACTGAGACAACACCTGATGTTGTGAAGGGAGACTCTGACAAGGGAAAAACTGATTTAGATTCATTATCTAAAATAGAATTAGAAGAGTTCGGTAGAGAATTAGGTATCGAACTAGATCGTAGATTTAATAAAGGAAAATTAATCAAACAAATTGAGGACGAATTGAAAAAACAATAATATAACCAATTATTAAAGTGTCACATTAAATATAGATATTACTGACAGGTGCATTATAATAGGTGTAACGAAAACAAATTACATCATGACAAAGAAAACATTTGCACCCTTTGAACTCAAAATGACTGAACAGCAAGCAATTGACGGATTGAAAAGCACATATGGTGATGAATTCACTGCTGCAGATGTTCGTGCCTTTGCAACAATGAATGATATTGCATACGCAACTGTAACTAAAAAGATCAAAAAGTATAGAGTTGCTGCAGGCAAATGGAATCTCAAAGTGACTCAAAAGTCTGTGGAGAATATTGAGAAGTCTTTCAAGTCTCCTGCTGCAATGCCAGCTGTTGAAAAAAACTTAGTTCCAACCAAAGATAATACCTTTGTTAAGTTTGGTTCTTTCCCAGACATCAAAAGGATTATTGGATCTAAATTATTCTATCCTGTATTTGTAACTGGATTATCAGGTAATGGTAAGACATTTGGTGTCGAGCAAGCGTGTGCTCAGTTGGGTAGAGAAATCATTCGTGTAAACATTACTATCGAAACAGATGAAGATGATCTTATTGGCGGTTTCC